GAGAGGAAATACCCCCAGGTTGGGAAAGAGGACTCATCAAAAAGAGTTTCAATAGATCAAAAAATATTATAGAACTCAGTAAATTGCAAAGTGAATATAGAAGAAACGAATCACCCGAAAAAAGCAACAGAGGTTAGACAAATATCATGCAACAATCCGTGCAAGGCATTCCAATCAAAGCAATTCGTAAGATCGGTTACGGAAATGTAGTAGATCTTACGGTGGAGAATAATCATAACTTTGTTACCGACGGTAATATAATTGTACACAACTGTAACTCCACTCAACCCGCACTTCGTAACTTCATGGAAGAGTTCTCTAAGAACTGTGGGTTTATTCTTACATGTAACTACAAGAATCGTATCATTAAGCCTCTACATTCTCGGTGCTCGGTTATTGAGTTCCAGATTCCTAAGGAATGGAAGCCTAAGCTTGCTGTTCAGTTTTATAAGCGAGTGGAAAGTATTCTTGCTCAGGAAGGAGTTAAGTACGAGAAGCAAGTGGTTGCTGCTGTCATTCAGAAGTTCTTTCCTGATTGGCGGCGTGTTCTAAATGAACTTCAGCGATACAGTGCAACGGGTGCTATTGACTCTGGTATTCTGACTAACTTCGAAGAACTTACTATCAAGCAGGTGTTCGAAGCTTGTTCCAAGAAGGATTTTGATGCAGTTCGTAAGTGGGTACATGACAACGCAGATCAAGAATCCATGAATGTATTCCGTGCTGTCTATGACGCGGCAGGTGATTATATCAAGAAGAAGTCTATTCCGGAACTCATAGTCATTATTGCTGATTATCAGTATAAGGCAGCCTTCGTTGCAGATCATGAAATCAACTTGGTGGCTTTTTTCCTGGAAATCATGATGCGCTGCGAGTTTAACTGATGGCTAGACCTAAAAAGAAGGAAGTGATTGAACAGGAAGAGGGTGTAGTCTCAACTCTCTTTGGTAAAATCAAGCAAGCACCAGCTGAGATTGAGGTAGAAAAGAAGTTCAATCTATTCGATTTTGTCAATGACATTAATCTAGCAAAGCAGTATTTGTACAGTGATGAAACTGCTTCTGCATATGAACCCTTTACAATCAATCGTGCAATGACTATCTTTCCAGACACGTTTTGTGCTGGAGAGTTTTTGAATAGTAATCATCATCTTGATAAGAAGATGCAGCATGATTATCTGTTCTATTCAGTTCAATCTCGAAAGAGATTTAAGAAAGGTGGTTGGTTAAAGAAATCCGAAGAGGAAAAGGCTGAACACAAGATCTTGAAGGACGTCGGTAAGTATCTTCAACTCAATATTGTTCGTACCAGACAGTTTTGGACTATGTTGACCGATCAGCAGAAGAAAGACTTTCTTGCCAAGTACATTTACGTTGATGCCGCTAACTCAAAGTTAGTTAATAAATAAATAAAGAAAACAATATTATGAGGCATTACGATGACTTTATTAGATACTTTTATAGAGGTGACGCTAAAGAATAAAGAGGATTTCCTAAAGGTCAAGGAAACTCTTACTAGAATCGGAATAGCCTCAAGGAAAGACAACACACTCTACCAATCTTGTCATATTCTGCACAAGAAAGGTAAGTACTATTTGGTTCATTTCAAAGAACTCTTTCTGTTGGATGGAAAGCAATCTAACTTTACAGAAGAAGATAGACAAAGGCGTAATACAATTGCCTTTCTACTTGAGGATTGGGAACTGATTTCTCTTGTAAATCCAGATCCTATTCTGAATGATAGGGCTAAAATGTCTTCTGTGAAGGTTCTTCCCTATAAAGAAAAGCATCTCTGGAAACTTGAATCAAAGTATACAATAGGAAAGAAACTATAGTGATTCGATCTTTTATTATGAAGTGGTTCGATCAGGAATCCAAAGTGCTTCGACCAGAGAATACACAAAAGGTGGCGGAACTTTTGTTCCCGCCGCTTGAAGAGGTGGAGATGCCGGATGGCAGTATTTTTGTGGTAGATAAATCTCTAGATAGTAATCTAGAAGCTATCTATCAGGATATTACTGATGGCAATGCAGATGATATTACTCTTGAAAATCTAAGAGCATGTATTAATAATGTTCTTGCTGTCAGACAACTTCTAGAAATAGAAGTAACAAAATCTGATAGGGCAACTTACCTTGTTGTGGATAAACCTAATACTAACGAATAAGGCGGCCCGAAAGCCGCCTTTTCTTTTGATAACTCGCTTCTTGTAGCGAGGATCCCGAAGACTTCTGGCGATAGGATTACGTTTCATTAGTTCCTCTTTTCGAATGGAAAATCCTCAAGAACATGATAATTGCCGTATCTAGCAAACATAGCTATGTTTGCACTAGTCTTACCACGCCATGGCTTATCAATACCATAGTTCATCTTGGCATAAATGAAAGCCTGGCGGCCGCGCTCATAGTTATCCTGATAAACACGATTGGCGGTTTCATATTCTGAACGAAAAGGCCTCTGCATATATGAGTCATTCCAGCCGTCCTTAAAGGCTTGGACCGTGTCATTAAGCCGCGCCCGAACAAATTCCTTAGAAGCGACTACAGAAATCTTGTTTTTATTCATTATATATATCTCTCCTTATCGGCAAGCAGTGACACGAGCCACACGCTGCCACTTGTCAAGACCATAGCGGCGGCAGATATCACCGAGCTTAAGGGCCATCCGAAGCGACAGCTCACGGAGCCGGTCGTGATTGGTCTCGATGAACTCGACCACCGCGGTCTGTTCAGCCTTATTAAGGCCAATGTTCTTCAGCAGACCATCAGCAACCACCTGGCGGATGCGGATCATGTAATCACGCTTGGACTTCATGGTGAGATCCACATAATGGGCACGGGAGACCAGAGCCTGCAGGTGAGGCGCCAGCTTCGAGCCGCGGTCGATCATCGCGTCGAAGTCCTTGTTGGTCAGGAAGATAATGGTACCCTGATACTCGAAGGACTTAGGCAGCCGCTCGGTGGTGTCCTCGTCAATGAAAGACCACTCGGACAGATAAGAAATGATCCGCTTGTCGGAAGAGTCAAGCGCAGCTTTGAGCAGGTTAATAGACGTCTCGTCGTTAAACACATCGTCGGCGTCATCGAAAACCAGAACCTGACCCTTAGCCCGATACTGGTAAAGCAGCTTGAAAAGTCCGGTGGTCTTGATATAGCCCTTGACCACGCGATGGTTCAGTTCGGAGGGGTCCCAGTTGGTAAGGGCCTTCTCGACCGTAAAGGACTTACCAAGACCAGCAGGACCGGAAATGATAAGCGCCTTGACGTCGCCATCCACTGCAGCCTCAGCCATAAGACCAAGAACCTCAAACCGCTCAGAAATACGAGCAGCAATCTCTTCGTCGGTCTCCTGAACCACCGGAAGCTGCACATGAAGAGCAGCCTCGACCATGCGGTTTTGAGTCTTACGGAACCCGGACTTCGGAACGCCACGGGGCATTAGATATCTCCTGTTTTGATAAGATCGTTTTACCAGGATAAAAAAGTCAGGTCAACCACAGTTTTATTAAAAAGAGTTAACTTTAAAATCCGGGCTACCAGTTAACCGATTGTGTGTATACCCATCCAAAATGGCTTAAACGACCGAGAACGAAGGTTTTTAGCTAACCCATTGAGTTAGAATACTTTTTATATCTATGGCGTTTTTGGCTAAGTGTTTGATTTTGTTATATTTTATAGGTTTTAGTGGATTAATCATGGATGAGAAATCACCGTTTCCTTAGGTTAACTGTTTGTAACAAAACTTCCGTTGACTTGACTCAGCAAACCTGGTATAACCATCTTATCAAAACAGGAGATATATCATGACCAACATTATTCCTGCTGTTCGCGCTGCTCGCCCCGAACTTTTCACCTCCGAACTGATTTCGGATCGGTTCCAGGTGCTCGAGTCGGAGATTCTGCGTGGTTCCTTCTTCGTGTTCGATCATCAAACCGATGACATTCGCCGCGCGGCTGATAACTCGACGGTCTATTTTGACACGGTTGAGGCTGCCATGGCTTCTATCTCTGGTGTGGTGACTGCTGCGGTCAAGTCTCCTCGGCAGCCTAAGGCGCCGAAGGTCGCCAAGGTTCGCGAGCCGAAGGCACCTGCCGAAGCCAAGGCGCCCCGTGCGTCTGCTCATTCTACTATCGTGGAACTGATCAAGACGACCGAACTTACCGACGAGCAGATTTCGGCCAAGGTCCAGGAGATGTTCCCGGGTAACAAGACGACCAAGGTTATCGACGTGGCTTACCGCCGCAAGAAGGTTGTCAAGGGCGAACTCTAATACATTAGGAGAAAAAAAAAATGCTTAAGAAAGGAAGATCATGAGTATTCTATTAAAGCTTGGTGGGTTTTCTTTGCTGTTTTATTTTTAGTTCTGTTGGAAATTCTTATTTGAAAAAGTAACAAAAATGAGTAAGTTTAGCTGTCCGGATTATTTGCTAAGAAAGAATGGTTCTGAGTTTAACTAGTACATGAAGTTACAAATATACGGTAAACCACAAAAAGTAAAACTTGAACTTTGTAAAGCGGCGGTAAGATTTTACTGCCGTCAACTCATGTCTGTTCAACTGCTTCGCAATATAACAATCAGACTTATCTTTGTAGATAAGACAAAGTTGTATAAAGATTTTGAAGCCGAATGTTGTTGGGATGATGATAATATCAAACCAAGAGTATTCGTAGTTAAGATTGATAATAATCTTCCAAAGAAGAAGATGTTAACAGCATTATCACATGAAATGGTCCATGTAAAGCAGTTTGCAAAGCAAGAACTACAGTATAGATGTAGAGAACCCCGGTGCAAGTGGCGTGGTGAGCCAATAGACGACGACAGTATTCCTTATAGAGAACTGCCGTGGGAACAAGAAGCCTGGGGGTTACAGGATTCCTTATATAAGGATTTTATTAAACAGTTAGATTAACTCTTTTTAATAAAACTCTTGGTGACTTTCGGTTAGAAACCTGGTATAACTTATCTATTAAAGGAAAGGTGCTATATCTTTTTCCCTTTAATACCACCACCTGTCCCGTGAACAAGAAGCAGTGGAAGATCACTGTGGAAAAGGCTCCCATGCATATGGACAACTTCGGCCGCTGGATTCTCCAGTGTGCAAAGGGTCTTCATGGGCCGATTTACTGCACTGCGACACTCGATCACATTATTCCTAGAGCACACGGTGGCAGGAATGGTAATAACTTGACTACCACCTGCTTTAGGTGCAATCAGATCCGCGGTGATATGCCGTGGCATAGA